CGAACGTCGACCCGCAACCGCAGACCTACGCCAATGAGCAGTGGTCGGCGCAGCTCAACAGCTACTCGAGCAGCATCGACACGAACATCCCGACGTCGGTCAACGCGATTGCCGACCTGTTCGTGCGCAACGCGCAGCAGCTCGGCCTGCAGGCGGCGCAGACAGTGAACCGGCTCGCGCGCAACACGATGTACAACGCGGCCCTCGACGGCCAGACTGTGTGCGCCGGCGGCGCGTCCTCGTCCGCTTCCATCCTGCCGGTCAAGCGCCTCAACGGATTCACGACGGCGCGCAACCCCGACCTGCCCGCCGGCTCGCCGGTGCGCTTCGCTCCGGTGACCTCGGGCAACCCGCTCGCGATCCTCGTGAACATCGGCGGGTCGCTTGTCGCGAACACCGTCATCGGCTACACCTCGGTCACCGCCGGTGACCAGGTCGGCCCCGGCTCGCTCGTCCTCGGCACGCCGCTCTCTGGCGCCGTCGCGGACCGCAACGCGGTCCTCGCCGTCGACCGCTCGGTCGTTATCCGCGCTGCCAGCAACGGCGGCCTCGGCATCAACAGCACCGTCGACTCCGTTGACGCGAACTTCTCGATGACGCAGATCCGCAGCGCCATCGCTCGGTTCCGTCAGCAGAACGTTCCGGAATACGCCGACGGCACCTTCCACTCGCACCTCGACCCGATCTCCGAGGCCGAGATCTACGAGAGCACCGAGTTCCAGCGCCTCAACACGTCGCTGCCCGACTACTACATGTACCGGCAGTTCGCGATTGGTCAGATGCTCGGCGTCACGTTTTTTCGCAACACCGAGTGCCCGGTCAAGGAGACGGTCATCGGCGCGGGCGAGAGCAACGCGACGGAGATCTTTACCGAGGCCGATCCGTTCGCCGGCGAGATCTGGAACGCCTCGAACACCGAGATCCACCGCGTGCTGTTCTCGGGTCAGGGCGGTCTGAACGAATACTACCAGGACGTCGGGCAGTACATCACCGACGCCGGCCTGACGGGCAAGCTCGCGACGCCGAGCATCAACAACAACGGCATCGAGGTGAACAGCGACAAGATCACGCTGATCATGCGCGCGCCGCTGAACCGCCTGCAGGATCTCGTGAGCACCTCGTGGCGCTACGTCGGCGACTTCGTCGTCCGCACCGACGCCGCCGTGGGCGACAAGAGCCGCTACAAGCGCATGCTCACCGTCGAGCACAAGTAGGCTACGCTGCCAACTCTCGGGCCTCCGTCGCGATGCAGTCGACGGACGGAGGCCCACCAAGGTCGCGACTCGGCTGCTCCAAGCGGAGCGCCACACGACAGCGGCAGCAGTCGTGAGTCGCAACCGAGGCGATGTCCACCAGGCGTGGACTAGCAAACGCCTCGCACTGTGACCCTCGGAGAGGGTCACCTCCCGGCGGGGCTTCGGTCCGCGCCGGCACACGGGCAAACCCTGCGACTTCGGTCGCATGGAACCGCCCGATAACTTGGACACGACGGCTTCGGCCGTCGGGCGTCGAGGGTTCCGAGCTTTGCTCGGACCTCACATGACGTGCGGCGCAGAAGCGTCGTGGGAGCATCGGGGACAACCTCCGTCAATGGTTGGTTCGCTCCCGCGACACACACTCTGCGCCGCGTCTTTTTTTGAGGATTCCACATGGGTCGTCCGAGGAAGTACCCGCTCGCCGCGCCGGCAGACGCCGCACAGGTCGAGCTCGTCGTCGTCGAAGCGCCGAAGGCCGTCGAGGCCGAGCCCGTCGTCGAGGCGGTCGTCGTCGAGAAGCCGCGCGTGGGCCTCTACCGCGTGACGCGCGGCGTGTTCTTCAACCAGCACGGCGCGTCGCAGTGGCTTGCGGTAGGGACTCTCATTGACGAGTCCGTCGTGGGCGCGGCCCACATCGCGGAGCTCAAGAGGCATCGGATTCCGCTCGAGGAGGTGTAGCCGTGCCGTCCCTGCTCACCGACAACGAGAAGGCGCAGATCCGACAGATCCTCGGCTACCCGAACGTCTCCCGACTCACGGCGCTGATGGAGCTCTCGCCCGCGCCGCGTCAGCTCTCGTTCCTCATCGAGCCGGCGATGGACGCGCTGCTTCCGCAGGCGGTCGCTATCGTGCGTCAGCTCATCTGTCAGTGCGAGGCCATCGAGTGCCAGCTCGGGCAGAGCGCGGACCGCATGCAGGCCGCCTCGGTGGGCAATCTCAAGATGCGCGCCGACGAGCAGGACGCGCTCGAGAAGCTTTACGTCCGCTTCGGTCGCCGCCTCGCCGACGTCCTCGGCGTGCCGCCGTACCCGCTGTCCGTGCGCTACCAGACGGACCAGACCGTCAACCTCGGGCCGTACGCGGGCAATCTCCGCATGCGGCAGATGAACTAGCCGATGTCGTCCTGCGCCTCGAAGCCGAACCCGTACGCTCCGCTCACGTTCGACGAGATCCAGAAGTCGTTTGCGCGGAAGATGATCCCCCTCGCCGACTCGGCGCGGGCGCTCGGCGTGCGGATGGGAATCAAGACCTACGAGGTCCGCATCGTCCGCACCGCCTGGACGGGCGCCTTTCGTGGCGAGGGCATGGAGTACGTCGTCGAGGAGCACCAGCTCACGCCGACGCCGATGCTCTCAGGCCTCGACGGCATCACGCAGGCGACGGAGAGCGTCGGCCAGGTCGAGCAGGGCAACGTCACGCTCTCCGAGATCTCGGGCCGGTACACCGAGGACTTCCTGCGCGGCTTCGGACAGGACGGCACCGCACCGGGACCGAACGAACAGGTCTACTACGAGGTCCGCTACCCGACCGCCGACGGCGACGGCATCCGGCGACGCTTCTACCTGCGCGCCGGTCCCGCGTACTACGCCGACACGGCCGAGTGGAAGCTCTCGCTCGAACGCCAGATCGAAGACCGTCCGCCGGAGCGGTACTGATGGCGACGATCCCGATTCGCGACCTGCCCAGTTACATGCGGCGACTCGGCGCGGCCTTCGGGCCTGCCGTTCGAGTCGGCCTCACGGGAGCGGCGGTGCGGTCGGTGGCGACGCTGGCGACCGCCAGCAACCGCAAGGGAGTGCGCGACACGGGTCGCTACCTCAACGGCTGGGCTCATTCGCCAGCTATGAGCCTCGGTGCCGCAAGCGCAGTCGTGCGCGTCTTCAATGACGCACCGTACTCTGGCGTCATCGAGCTCGGTCGTCGCCCTGGTCGCAAGATGCCGTGGCTGCGAACGGTCCCGCTCGAGTCGCAGCCCATCTACATGTGGTGCATCCGGCAGCTCGGCATGACCGCCGACGAGGCCGAAAAGGCCGCCTGGGGCATCGCTGCCTCCATCGGACGCAAGGGCATCAAGGGCAAGTTCGTCCTGCGCGACGTCAAGGACAAGCTCGCGAAGGATGGCGCAAAGGAAGTATCGAAGGCGCTCGATCAGGCGATACGTCGCCTGCCGCCGCGCGGAGGCGGTCCCTGATGTCGTCGTGTCCTCCGAACCAAGCACCGCTCTCTCCGGTCATGAATGCGCCGGGACCGTTGTTCTACGGTGGCACCGACGTCACGCCGGTCCTGCGGAACAACACGCCGCCGACCATCACGAACCGCCACGAGACGGACGCTCGCACGGCGCTGACGCGCGGCCTCGCCATGTACCTGCGCGGCCTCGAGTTCGACGGTGGCGCGGGTCGTATCCTCGCCTTCGGCAACCGCGTCTTCGAGAGCTACGCCGACCCCGAGGTGCAGGCGGCGTTCCCGTCGGCGATGGTCTCGAGCGACTCGCCGGGCAACTACGACGCCTCGAGGCTTACGCCAGGCGAGCCGGTCGACCGCGTGCAGGCCGCCGAGGGCAACGCGCTTATCTCGACGAGCGAGTTCGTGCTCGACATGGTCATCGACATCTGGGCGACCGAGCCGCGCTCCCGCATGGCGCTCGTCGCCGGCATGGAGCAGGCGCTCTCGCCGGTCGACTGGATGTACGGGCTCCGGCTGGACCTTCCGTTCTACTTCGGCGCTCGAGCGGGCTACGAGCTCCAAAGCGTGCAGTACATCGATAGCGAGGAGTCGGCGACCCGCCGCTACCGGCGCGCGTCGATGGTTGTTTCGGGGCGTGTCCCCGTCTACCGATTCGCGGCGAAGCCACTGGCTCGTCCGCGCTTCACACTCGACGTCACCGCGCCGGAATAGGAACGGCGCGGAAGGAGTCTCACCATGGGCGCAGGTTTCATTCAACGCTTCGGCAGCTTCCCGAGCGTGCAGCAGATCCAGACCATCGAAGGCGTCGTGATCATCGACGGCGTCGGGCCGGCGCAGATCCAGGGAACCGGGACCGGCGTTGTCGGTATCGTCGGCGAGTTCGCAGACGTGTCGTACGCGGTGCAGGTCGAGGGCGGCAACGTCACCTCGTCGCCGCAGCCGGTCTTCGTGACCAGCGACGCGGACCTCGTCTCGAAGGTCGGACCGTTCGACAGCACGCTGGGCCAGTTCGGCGGCGCGTGCGGCAACGGCCTCGCCGACATTCGCGGCAAGCGGTTCGCCGGTCTCGTCGTGGCGCCCATCAACCTCGCCTCGGACAAAGCCGTGCGTCTCGTGCGCGACCTGCCGACGAACGCCTCAGCGTCGAACCCCTCGCCGGTCGTCCCGATGGTCGGCGCGACGGTCGTTGCCGGCACGCTGTTCCAGGACAACGCGGCCGAGAAGCAGACGAAGTCGGCTGGCGCGGTCATCTTCTCGTCGGTCGGGGCGTACGCCTCGGGCGTCGACGGCGTGTCCGTCGCGGGCGGCTCCTCGGGCGGCCAACTCTTCAACAGCGCGGGCGGCGCGTTCGTGACGAACGGCGTGTCGGTCGGCGACGCCATCGTCATCGGCGTGCTCGGGACCGACGCTGACGCGGGCACCTACCGTGTGCGTCAGATCGTGTCGGAGACGCAGCTCGTCGTCGGCAAGCTCGACGGGACCAACTTCGTCTGGGCCGGCGACACGGCGCTGCCCTGGCGCATCCACGTCGCGGCGACGGCCGACTCCGGCGCGGGCCTGTTCACCACGCTGGCTCAGTTCACCGTGCCCGCCCGCCCCATCATGGAGAGCGTGGCCGAGGGCGTCGTCCTGACGCCGGCCGTGCCCGCCGCTGCGGCGACGGCGACCTCGTGGCAGCCGCTCTCCGGCCTCGCCCTCTGCACGCAGCCCGGCCCGGGCAACGGCCTGACCTACACGGCGGCCGTGCAGGCGCCGAACGCGGCGAACAGCACCGAGATCCTTGCCAAGTACGGCGAGGTGCTGGCCGCGCTCGAGAGCGACACCGACCCGGCGAACAGCATCAACATCGTCATGACGTCGCGCGCTGCGCGGCTCAACGCCTACAACCTGCGGCAGCTCGTGCAGAATCGCTCGCAGGCCGGTCTCGGCATGGTCGCCGTCGTGGCGCCGGGCCTCGCCTGCCAGACTCTCGGCGCGGCGACGTCCTCGAGCTCGGGCGCGACGATTGACCAGACCTTCGGCGTGGCTGCTCTCGACGCCGCTGGCCGCTCGGACCGCGTCATCTACACCTGGACGGGCATCCGCCAGTACAACGCCGACGCGGTGGGTATCAGCATCGCGACGGCCACGGGCAGCACGACGACCGACGGCGTGCTCGACCTGACCGCCGCCGGCCACCTGTGCAGCGTCCTCTCGCTCATCCAGCCGGAGCGCAACCCAGGCGAGCTGACCGACGTCACGACCTCGGCGCTCTCGACGGTGCTCGGGCAGCAGCGCGGCGCGCCGGTCCTGACGCGGGCCGACTACGAGGTCATGAAGTCCTTCGGCATCTGCGGCATCCGCATCGACCGCTCGAGCGGTCCGGTCTTCCAGTCGGGCATCACGACGAGCCTGACCTCGGGCCGCACGCGCATCAGCCGCCGCCGGATGGCCGACTTTATTCAGGACTCGTTGGCCCGTCAGTACAACCTGTACGTCAAGCAGCTCCTCTCCGAGAACGTGAAGACCGCGCTGATTACCGAGACCGACGGCTTCCTCGCCGGGCTGCTCGCGCGGGCGACGCCGAACTTGCAGCGCATCGCGGGCTACTCGGTCGACCCGACCGGCGGCAACACGCCGGAGCTCGAGGCGCAGGGCATCTACGTCCTCGGCGTTTCTGTCCGTCTGCTTTCCGAGATGGATAACGTGGTCCTCAACGCGAACATCGGCGAGTCGGTCGTCGTGACCGTCGTCTAGGTGCTAGAGACTGAGTGACGCCGCGCCACCCGCCGAGGGTGGAATAGGGCGCACGGTGACCCGACGAGGGGCCGTGCGCCCTTCGTCTTTTCGGAGGTTCCCATGCCCAGCTACCGAGTTCGTGGACAGGAAGTCAGCGTGCAGGTCGTCCAGAACGGAAAGATCGTCGCGGAGTTGACCGACGTGAAGTCGTTCGACGTCGAGTTCCAGCTCGACGTCATGACCGAGGGATACCTCGGCGAGTTCACGGACAGGAGGGATGACATGTTCAAGGGTGTCAGCGGGAAGATCGAGTTCCACGTCGAGAACAACGCGCCCTTCGACTTCATCAATGCCATCGTGCAACGGTCGCAGTCGCGCGTGAAGGG